TTTTATATAGATGTTGGTAATTTACCTAAGATGAAAGCGGAACAATATCTTAGTGATGTTATGAATAAATATAAGAATAAAGTAGTATATGATGGTGTTACTGGTGAAGTTAAAGACGGTAAAAATCATATGTCTATGCTTGAAGATTATTGGTTCCCTCGTAGGGAAGGTAATTCTGCACAGATTGATACATTGCCGGGTGGTACTAATTTAGGTGAAATTGATGATATAATATATTTTCAAAAGAAGTTATATAAATCATTAAATGTACCGGTATCACGGTTAGAATCTGAAAATTCTATGGCATTAGGTAGAGCGACGGAAATAAATAGAGATGAAATGAAATTTGATAGATTTATTAGAAGATTGAGAAATCGGTTTGATAATTTATTTTATGATTTATTAAAGACTCAGTTGATATTAAAAAATATAATATCACAAGAAGAATGGGAAGATATTAAATATGAATTAAATGTTATATATAATGAAAATTCATATTATAATGAAATCCAAGATTCTGAGGTATTGCGAGATCGTATATCCATGATAACAGATATGGATAACATAGGGTTAATTGGAAAATATTGGTCACATGAATGGATTCGTAAAAATATATTAAAGATGAATGACGAAGAAATAAGTCAGATAGATGATGAGATTAAAAAGGAATTGAAGGTTGCACAATACAATGAACCTGAAGAACCAGATGATAAACGATTTTAAAGGATATTAATATGAAAAGTTTTATAGAATATACATTACTAGAGGGTATAACTAGAAAAAAAGTTATCCGGAATGGTGAACGAAAGATAAAAAAAATATCAAACAAAGACGGGTTTAAAGTAATAGATGGTAAAGAAACTAAAATAAGTACCAAAGAACGTCTTATGTTGAAATTAAGAAATAAAAAATCTGCTAAGAAACGTAAAGGTAAATCCGCAACTTCTAATAGAAAACGAGCAGTTTCTATGAATAAAAGAAGAGGTATGTGATATGAAACTTATTACTGAGATATATGAAGATGTTAATTATATCATTGAGGATAAATCTAAAAATATGTATATTGAAGGTATTTTTTTACAGTCAGATATAAAGAATCGTAATGGTAGGTTATATCCAACCGCCGTATTACAAAAAGAAGTTAAAAGATATTCGGACGAATATATTGATAAAGGTAGGGCATTTGGAGAACTCGGACATCCAAGTGGACCATCTATTAATTTAGAACGGGTATCTCATTTAATTAAAGAATTGTATCAAGATGGTAATAATTTTATCGGTAAGGCTAAAATTATGACAGAAACGCCATATGGGTCTATTGTTAAAAATCTTATACATGAAGGTGCGAAGTTGGGAGTATCTTCTAGGGGTATGGGTTCTATAAAAGAAAAGAAAGGACTCAATACTGTTCAAGATGATTTTCATTTAGCAACAGCGGCAGATATAGTTGCTGATCCATCAGCACCAGATGCATTTGTAAATGGTATTATGGAAGGTAGAGAATGGGTATGGTCTAATGGAATTATTAGTGAATGTAATATTGATAATTACCATAACTTAATAAAAAAAGAAAGTATGTCAAATATTGAAAAAACTAAAATAAAAATATTTGAAGATTTTTTAAATAAATTGTAAGATATTATAAATATTATATGTAAAAAAAACTAAAATTGGGAGAAACTGATGGACAATGAAAAACGTAAAGATGACGAGACAATCCTAGAGGATAAAATATCCACTTCTCTAGCAAGTCTTGATATTCTTAATAACACTAAATTATTAAAGGTTGCTTTAAAATCTAAATCGTCTAAAGATTTAGAAACTAGTATGACCAAAATGAAGACACAATTCGAAGAATATAAAAATATTCATTGGGATAATATTGATTGGGATACTATTTTTAAAGATTTGCGAGAAGAAGTTGTTGATGACGAACCTGTCATCGATGAGTCAGAAGATGAATTAATTACACCTAAAGAGTGTAATATTGAAGATACTGATGAAGTATCTGAAAATGCAAATGTAGTTGGTGGTGGTATGAGTCCAACAGCAAGTAATACTGTAGAAGATACAGAAGAAGAAGTAGTGGAAGATACAGAAGAAGTAGTAGAAGATACAGAAGAAGTAGTAGAAGATATTTCTGTTAAACTGACAGCTGAAGATATAGACACTTCTGAAGATACTGATGCTCTTTTATCTGGACATGACTTTTCTGATGAATACAAAGAGAAGGTAAAAGGTATATATGAAACTGCTGTTTTAACAAAAATTAATGAACATATTGAACTTATTGAATCAAAATATAAAGAAAAATATGATTCTGAATTATCAACTGTTACTGAAAATATGCATATCGAATTAATAGAAGATATGAATAAGTATTTAACATATGCAGTAGAAGAATGGGTTACTGAAAATAAAATAGCAATAGAAAGTGGAATTAAATCATCTATTCTAGAAAATTTTATATCAGGACTTAAAGATGTGTTTGAAACAAACTACATTGATATTCCTACAGAAAAATTAGATATATATGAAGAATCTAAAGAAAATGAAAAACGTTTAGAATCTGAATTAAATATTCAAATTGAGAAAAATATTAAATTAACAGAACAAATAATGGTATCTCAACGTGATGCTATTATAAATAAATTAACTGAAGGGTTGACATTAACTCAAACTGAAAAGGTTAAGAAATTAAGTGAGAATTTAGAATTTTCATCAGTAGAAAAATTCAATGATAAAATAAATATTATTATTGAAAGTTATTTTTCTAAAGAAGATACTCTTACTGAAAGTAATATATTGGAAGAAACTGCATTAGACACTGCTATTGAAGATTCTCCTATTGTGAAAGAACTTAATGAATCACAAGAAAATAGCGTGATGACGCATTATACAAGCACATTGTCAAGATGTAAATAGTAATAATTATAAATATATAAAGTATTACAATAATTTAATAAAATAAAAAATAAAAAGGAGAATAGGATGTACACTAAAATGCATTTATCTGAAGAATTACAAAACAAATGGAAACCTGTTTTAGATCATGAAAACATTTCACCAATTTCTGACCCATACAAAAAAGCTGTATGTGCGATTTTATTGGAAAACCAAGAAAAAGCTGTTAAAGAAGAACAATTATTAATGTCGGAAGGTACTAACGTAGTTGGCGGTGGTATGAGTCCAACAGTTCCTGGTGAAGGTGAGTTCAAAGGTATGGATCCAGTACTTATCGCACTAGTTAGACGTACTATGCCTAATTTAATGGCATATGATGTCTTAGGTGTTCAACCAATGTCTGGTCCAACTGGATTAATCTTTGCAATGCGTTCACGTTATGTTAATCGTACTGATAGTACAAGACCTGAAACTTTCTTTGACGAAGTAGATAGCTCATTTTCTGGTAGAAATGAAGCTGCAGTTGCACATGCTTCTACTGATCCTTTCGCTGGTAATGTGAAGTATACTATAGTTGCTGCTGATATTGCAAGTGGTGGTGCTTATGAAGGTTCGGGTTACGTAGTAGATCAAGTCATCTTAGATGATGTAGTACACTCACATACAACTGGTAAAGGTGGAGTTGTATCGGATCTTGAAACACTTGGTGAACGTAATTCAGAAGGTCAGTTTGCTGGTGCATCTTCAAATAAGATGGGTACTGGTGGTGATTTCAACGAGATGGCATTCTCAATTGAACGTGTTACTGTTACCGCAGAAAGTCGTGCATTGAAAGCCGAGTATACTACTGAATTGGCACAAGATTTAAAAGCTGTTCATGGTTTAGACGCAGAGGCTGAGTTATCTAACATCTTATCAACAGAAATTGTTGCAGAGATAAACAGAGAAGTTATTCGTACTGTATATGGTGTTGCTAGATTGGGTGCCACAAGTGGTACAACTACTAAAGGTATTTTTGATCTAAGTAGTGATGCTGATGGTCGTTGGTCTGTTGAGAAATTTAAAGGTTTGTTATTTCAAATTGAAAGAGAATCAAATATGATTGCTCGTTTAACTCGTCGTGGTAAAGCTAACATGATGATTTGTTCATCAGATGTTGCATCTGCATTATCATTGGCTGGTGTTTTAGACTTTAACCCTGCATTAATGGGTAATAAACAATTAGACCCAGATGATACTGGTTCTACTTTTGTTGGTGTATTAAATGGTAAACTCCGTGTATACATTGATCCATATTTTGATGCTGCTGGTGCCTATGAAATGGTATGTTTAGGTTATAAAGGTACTTCACCATATGATGCTGGTATTTTCTATTGCCCTTACGTTCCACTACAAATGGTTCGTGCAATTGGTCATGAAACTTTCCAACCTAAAATTGGTTTTAAAACTCGTTATGGTTTGGCTTCTAACCCATTTGCAACTGGTAGAGAAAGTACAACTCATAGTGGTTTAGATGCTCGTCAAAACGTGTATTATCGTTTATTTAGAGTTGATAACTTAATGACATTATCTTAAGTTTTAAACAATCTTAATGAAATTATAATAATAATAATCATTAAGAAAAAAACATTAAAAGGTTACTTCGGTAACCTTTTTTTTTGATTTAAATTTATGTTATAAATATAATATACAGTTAATTATGGTGGCAGTTATGCAATTAGTAGGTACTTCAAATTTAAATTATTTTAATAATCAATCCTTTCAATTAAATGTTCCAGTATGTCCGTTATTAAGTGGATTTGTACAAATGGTCAATATACCATCAATATCAATTGGTGAAGTATCAGTTGAAACTCCATTAGTGCAAGTAAAACATCCTGGTGATAAATTGACATATGGCACATTAACTGTTACTTTTTTAATTAATGAAGATTTAAGTAATTGGTTTCAAGTGTACGAATGGATGTCAGCTTTAGGATTCCCTGAACGACATGAACAATATGTAGAATTTATGGAGAGAAAGAAATCACTTGATGGATATGATACTCCAACAACAACAGGAAAACTAATATTATATAATAACAATAATATACAAATAAAAATGCTGTCTTTTTATGATTTGTTTCCTGTTAGTTTAATAGAAATTCCTTTAACAACTACTGATACAGTTACTAATCATCCGGCAGGTATAGTAGATTTTCAATTTACATATTTAACAGTTCAAGATATATGACATCTTTAAATGAATTGGTACAAGAAGCTAAAAAGGATTTAGAAATTAATGAACTTGATGTTGATAATACGATTGTATCAACACAATTAATGATAGGAAAATGGTTAGAATATCAACAAAAATACAAAGATATATTAATATTTGAAAGTATAGAATATAGAAGAATGTGTGGATTGCGTACTTTATATTATTATGGGAAATTATCAGACAAAGAGTTAAATAAATTGGGTTGGGAACACCATGGGTTTTTAATCAAAAGTAAAACCGAATTGGCACCTTTTGTAGATAGTGACGAAATCTTAGTCCCTCTTAAACTCAAATTTGAGAAACTCAACCAAACTTTAGAATTTATCGATAAAACCTTAGATCAAATCAACGCAAAATCATGGGCAATCAAAAATTATATAGATTGGAAAAAGTTTGAATCAGGTATTGGATATTAATAATTCTATAACGTTATATAAGCTTGATGAATCTTATTTACAAATAGATTCAACCGAAATGTTCATATTAAAGGAACTTGTTGATTATTTTACATTTAAAGTTCCTGGTGCTGAATTTATGCCAACTTATAAAAGTAAAGTATGGGATGGTAATATTCGATTATTTAATCCAGTAAATAGGAAGATATATACTGGACTTAAAAATAGTATTATCGAGTTTTGTAAAATTAATAATTATGAAATAAATTATGATGAATCATGTGGTAATTTTAATAAATTAGAATTCAAAGAAAAAGATTTAAATGATTTTCTAACATACATTAAACCAATGTCTGGTGGGGTACCTCTCACATATAGAGATTATCAAATTGAATCAATTCATCATGCAGTTAATAATGAACGATTAGTATTAGTATCACCAACTGCATCTGGCAAATCCTTAATAATATATTCGTTAGTGCGATTTTATTTAATGCATCCTGAATTAGATAATAAAAGTATATTAATAATAGTACCAACAACATCTTTAGTATCTCAAATGTTTAGTGATTTTAAAGATTATGGTTTTAATGTTGATGAAATGTGTCATACCATATATCAAGGACAATCAAAAGAATCCGATAAAAGAGTAATTATTTCTACATGGCAATCTATATATAAGATGAATATATCTTATTATGATAAATTTGGAATGGTTATAGGCGATGAATGTCATTTATTTAAAGCCAATTCGTTATCTAAAATAATGAATAATTTAGTTAATTGTAAATATAGATTTGGGATGACAGGGACATTAGATGGGACACATACTCATAAATTAGTATTAACTGGATTATTTGGAGATGTGAAAAGAATAACTACTACTAAAAAATTAATAGATAATAAAGTATTATCTGATTTTAAAATACAATGTGTTGTATTAAAATATAAAGAATCTCTATGTAAAGAAGTAAGAAAATTAAAATATCATGAAGAAATACAATGGATTATATCTAATAAAAGAAGAAATAATATAATAAGTAATTTAACTAAATCTTTAATTGGTAATACTTTAATATTGTATAATTTTGTAGAGGCTCATGGAATCCCCTTATATGAATTATTAAGTGATAAAATAAAAGATAAAGAAATATATTTTATATCAGGTAGAATATCAGCTGATGAAAGAGAAGAAATAAGACATAGAGCAGAATTAATAAATAATATTGTTATTATAGCTTCATATGGAACATATTCTACTGGTATAAATATAAAGAACTTAGATAATATTATTTTTGCATCACCTACAAAAAGTCGTATACGAAGTTTACAATCAATAGGCAGAGCTTTACGTAAAAGTAATAATAATAAAATAGCAGTACTTTATGATATTGTAGATGATCTACGATATAAAAAATATGTTAATTTTGTATGCAGACACTTTTATAAAAGGTTAGATATATATAATGAAGAACAATTTAAATTTAAGATTAATAATATTGATATAAAATAATGTCATATCATATTATACAATTAATAACATCAGAATTTATTATAGGAAAATTATCTATAGATGATGATAAAATGGGGGTATCTTTAGAAGATATTGTTAAATTATCATTTGATGGAGAAGATCTCTTTTTAAGTGAATTTAATATTTTCACTAATGATAAAATCACATATATATCATATGATAAAATTCTTACAATAAATAAACCAACAACCGACGTATTAACTCATTATTCAGAATATTTAGCACAACTATATACTGAGTTACATCATTCAACTCCACATCAAAAAGATAAAAGATTACTTAATTAAGTAATATCAACCCACCACAGATATATGATAACACAAAAAGTAGTAATTGTCAAGTCGATTCCTAAACTTGACAATGATGAGTCTTTTGTGTTACAATAGTATCTGTAACTGTAAATAAAGGAGTATTTATGAAAAAGAAAGGTGAACATTATGTAGATAATATACGACTTTATGATGAGATGGTGGAATA